AAAAGTGCAGCAGCATTAATGACCATCGAGGAGGCACTGCAAGCTGTGCATACAGCTCTGGCTGACATGGGTCTAAAAGCCCAAGACAAAGCGAACCAAGCACTTGACGATAAAAACGCAGAGCATTTTTTTACCGGAGATCACATTAGACGAGGCTTTCTAAAAGCGGCTTCTAGTGTTGTAGGAGTTGTTAGTGATAAAGGAGCTGCGAGCATAGACAAATATCGCCGCGAGGGTGAAACTGCACAAACTAAGCGACGAGAAGAGCAAGTCAAGCAAGACAAAATTAATCGTCCTCAGATGACTTTTGGAGAAAAAACTGCAAGCGATTTGCGATTTTTTGCAGAAGATTTGCTTGATTTTATTGGCATGACTGGGACTGCGGAAAAACTGCACAAAGAGCGTGTCGCACAAGAAACACAAAATTTAAAAAAATCTGAATCGGAAAGAGGTTTCTTTAAAAATTTAATAGGATACAGCAGAGGTGGTATATCAAATCGTCCAGCTATTTTTGGTGAAAAAGGACCAGAAGCTGCTGTACCGTTGCCCGATGGAAGAACTATTCCGGTATCATTTAAAGGTATTGATAAGTTTTTTCAGGCAGCAATGAAAACGCTAGATCCAACGAATATAGTATCAAAAACAGTAACAGGTCGCAGTCAACCACTATCACAATCGGCTCCTGATGCTAACAGTATCGTATCGGCTGTGAAAGATATCAATAATCAACTGGCCGCTAGTCTCACCGGTTCAATTAACGCACCACCAAAGCCTGTGGGAACTAACCGAAGAGAATCCGAGCGAACTGTAGACGACATAGCATTGATTATGGAATCACAACTGGGCAAGCAAGAAACCATGATTAAACTTTTACAAGGTGTCCTTGCTGTAAATAAAGGAATGCTTTCTGCTTACAGCTAAATCGTACGGTAAATAAGCAATAGAGGAATATATATGAGTTGGAAAAAGTACTTTAAATCTGCAAATTTACCTACCAATGTTAGCCCACTAGGAAACGGAAGACTACCTGATCCTGGCTATAGAAATTATCAAAGTAACTTGCCCGAAGTGTATATTGGACATCCGAATCGTGTTGAACGATATAATCAATACGAACAAATGGATATGGATAGCGAAGTAAATGCAGCTTTAGATATATTGGCTGAATTTATGACTCAACGCAATGAAGATAATAACACAGCCTTTGACATACATTTCCACGAAAAACCCACTGACAACGAAGTAAAGATTATTAAAGAACAGCTACAACAATGGGTATCCATGAATGAGCTGAACGAACGTATCTTTAAGATAGTTCGTAACATTTTGAAATACGGTGATCAGGTATTCATTCGCGATCCAGAAACTTTTAAGTTATTCTGGAGTGAAATGGCCAAAGTAACCAAAGTGATTGTGAATGAAAGCGAAGGTAAAAAACCCGAACAATATGTTTTGAAAGATGTCAATCCAAACTTTCAAAATTTAACTGTGACAGCAGTAGCATCCACTGACACATTTGTGGCACATCCACAGACTGGTGGACCCAGTGGCAGTTATGTACAACCACAAGTTCCCCACTCAGGTGGATCAAGATTTAGCCATGCACAGAATGAAGCAGTAATTAATGCAGAACACGTAGTACATTTGAGCCTAACTGAGGGGCTAGATGTATATTGGCCGTTTGGCACCAGTGTACTAGAAAACGTTTTTAAAGTGTTCAAGCAAAAAGAATTGCTAGAAGATGCTATCATTATCTACCGTGTGCAACGTGCTCCGGAACGTAGAATATTTAAAATTGATGTAGGTAACATGCCCAGTCACATGGCAATGGCCTATGTAGAGCGTGTTAAAAACGAAGTTTGGCAACGACGTATTCCTACACAGACCGGCGGCGGTGTTAACATGATGGATGCCACATACAATCCATTGAGTACCAACGAAGATTACTTTTTCCCCCAGACTGCAGATGGCCGAGGCAGCAGTGTTGAGACCTTGCAAGGTGGACAAAACCTAGGTGAAATTACCGACTTGCGTTTTTTTACTAACAAGTTATTCCGCGGACTACGTATTCCGGCCAGCTACTTGCCTACCGGTATCGATGACGGGACACAGACCGTCAGTGACGGCAAAGTAGGCACAGCCTTGATCCAGGAATGGCGTTTTAATCAGTATTGTAAACGACTACAACGCATGATAGCGACAAAATTAAATGCAGAGTTTAAATTGTTTATGCGCTGGCGCGGCATCAACATTGACAATCAACTGTTTGATTTAGTATTCGAAGAACCACAAAACTTTGCACAATATCGCCAGGCCGAAATCGATGCAGCTAGAATAGCCACATTTACACAACTAGAGCCAATTCCGTATCTTTCTAAACGTTTCTTAATGAGCCGTTATCTGGGACTAAGCGAAATGGAAATGAAAGAAAACGAAATGATGTGGAAGGAAGAACAAGGCAAGACAGAAGAAGCTGCCGCAGCAGAGCAACCTAATTTACGTGCCGTGGGTATTACCCCAGGCGGCATTGCCGGCGACTTGGAAAACGTTGAGATGCCGGCCAGCGGCGAAGCCGGAGCAGCACCCGGGGGCGAAGCAGCAGCCGGAGCAGGGGCGCCTGCAACAGCCGGAGCACCCGCAGCAGCACCTGCAGCGCCGGTAACAATTTAAACAATTTGGTTAAATAATAACATGTATCTCACTGAAATTTACGACCAAATCCCTGAACTTTATCATTCTGAAAAGGATGATAATACCCCTCTTAAATTAAAAGATCTACGTAAAACCAGACTTACATTAGCACATATAAACAAGCTAAGAATGGCAAATGATATACGTAAATTTGAAAAAGAAGAAGAAGTTAAACAGATAACAGATCAATATAAACCCGCTGCTCCTGAAGCTGGCGGAGTGCCTCCTTTGTAATGTATTTGTAAAATACGTCAAAAAACACCCATTTAACCCCTAAATATACGTAGTTTTGTAAATAACTATTACAAAGCCTATTATTTTAAGGAGTTCCTATGAACAAGTATGAAAAGCTAATTGAACACATTATTAACGACGAAGAAGACAAGGCACGTGCCTTGTTCCATGAAATCGTTGTTGAAAAATCACGCGACATCTATGAAAGCCTAATGGACCAAGAAGAAGATATGTCTGAAATGGTTGGTGGCGATCAAGTTGAAGGTATGATGGACGAAATCCAAACTGACGAATCTGGACTACCAGAAGACGAAGAAATGGATATGGACATGGACGACGAAGAAATCGGTACCGATGATGACATGGGTATGGATGCGGACATGGGCGCAGGCGACGACATGGGCGGCGCCGACATGGGCGACGAAGGCGATCTAGAACAAAAAGTCATGGATTTAGCTGATGAACTAGAAGCATTAAAAGCTGAATTTGAAGAAAGAATGGGCGGCAGCGACGACATGGGCGGTGATGACATGAGCGCAGACGACGAAATGATGCCTATGGCTGAAGCAGAAGAAGAGGAAGAAGAAGTCACTGAATCTGCTGAAGAAGAGGAAGAAGAAGTCACTGAATCTGAAGAAGAGGAAGAAGAGGAAGAAGAGGAAGAGGAAGAAGTCACCGAATCTCGTAAGTCTGGCTACAAGAGCGAAGTAGACTTGATGCGTGAATACGTAGAAAAAGTAACTACGCCTAGCAACAGCAGCGAAGGTCACGAAGTTGGTAAAGGTGGTAGTGTTTCTGTAAACAAGAAAAGCATCACTGACAACATGAAAAACGACATGGGCGGAACTACTTCTAATATCGTAAAAGGCGGCACAGAAGCTGACGCTAACGGACAAAGTCCAAAAGGCAAAGCAGGTGGATTCCTAAAAGCTCCACAAGAAATTGATGTAGCAAAACGCAATGTTAACAAGCCAGGCGGCAACAAAGGCGCACAAAACTGGTATAGCAACAAAGCATCTGCAAAATCTGCAGAAGGTAGTACAACTGACGGAAGCATGTCTGTAGCTAAAGACAGCATCCTAAAGCGTATTAATTAATAGGGCACAATAATGGCTTTGTACCTACGCGAGAATCTAACATTTGACCGTGCTAACATCGAGGTGTTAACCGAAGATGCAGCAAACGGAAATGGAAAGAATCTCTATATGAAAGGGATATTCATCGAGGGAGGCGTTAAAAACGCTAACCAACGTGTTTATCCCGTTCACGAAATCGAAAAAGCCGTAACTACTATTAATGAACAAATTACCGGTGGTAATAGTGTACTAGGCGAAGTTGATCATCCAGATGACTTAAAAATCAATCTTGATCGTGTGAGTCACATGATTGAGAAAATGTGGATGGACGGCCCTGCAGGCTTTGGTAAGTTAAAAATATTACCAACACCAATGGGTAACTTGGTACAAGCTATGCTTACTAGTGGAGTAAAACTAGGCGTTAGCAGTCGTGGAAGCGGCAATGTTAACGACAGCAACGGACACGTAAGCGATTTTGAAATCATTACAGTAGATATTGTAGCACAACCTTCAGCACCAAACGCTTATCCTAAAGCAATTTACGAAAGCTTAATGAATATGCGTCACGGCCATAGAGTTTTAGATATGGCCAAAGACGCCGGCACCGATCAACGAGTACAGAAGTACCTGAAAGAGGAAGTGGTGCGCCTAATCAAAGACTTGAAACTATAAGGAGAGTCGTAATGACACTAGAAGCATTAAAACCATTGTTAGATAGTGGGATCATTAATGAAGACACTCGCCAAGCTATTAGTGAAGCATGGGAAACCAAGCTGAACGAAGCACGTGAACAAGTACGTGCAGAGCTACGTGAGGAATTCGCCGAACGCTATCAACATGATAAACAAGTAATGGTTGAAGCTCTAGACAAAATGGTAACTGAATCTCTAAGTGCAGAACTAGCAGAGTTCCACACAGAGAAGCAGGCTCTTGCAGAAGATCGTGTGAAGTTTAAAGTTCACATGACAGAAAGTGCTAAGAAGTTTAATAATTTCATGGTTGGTAAACTGGCCGAAGAAATCAAAGAACTACGTGCTGATCGTAAAGTATACGAAAACAGTATTGGCAAACTGGAAAAGTTTGTTATCAAAGCATTAGCTGAAGAAATTCAAGAGTTTGAACAAGACAAACGTGCAGTAGTTGAAACTAAAGTTCAACTAGTAGCAGGTGCAAAGCAGAAACTTGCTGAACTACAACAGCAATTTATTTCTCGCAGCGCAGCTCTTGTTAAAGAATCAGTTGGCAATAAACTAGAGACAGAACTAACGCAACTAAAAGAAGATATCCACTATGCTCGCGAGAACATGTTTGGACGTCGACTATTTGAAGCGTTTGCTAGCGAGTTTGCAGTTACTCATTTAAATGAGAACAAAGAAATTCGCAAATTGCAAACAATAATCAATGAAAAGAATCAAAAACTCAAAGAAGCACATAGAGTTGTTGAGAAAGCATCAGTGATTGTTGAAAGCAAAGACAAAGAGCTACGTATTATTAAGGAAACAACAGAACGCAAAGAAACAATGGCCAAACTGTTGAAACCTTTGAATACAGAGAAAGCGGCTATTATGACCGAACTTCTCGAATCAGTGCAGACTCTAAAGTTACAGTCCGCATTTGATAAGTATCTTCCAGCAGTTCTAAATAACAGCACAGTAAAGAAAACTGAAAAGCCAGTATTGACTGAGTCTGTTAAAGAAGTGACCGGAGATAAATCTGCTAAGAAAAACGCAGCAGTTGTAACAGAAGCCGAAACTAACGTGATTGAACTGAAGCGTTTAGCAGGGCTAAGATAAGTAACTAACCTCATAAGGAAAAAGAAATGACACAAGCACTACTAGAAAGCCGTTGGGGCGAGACTAAAGATGCCCTGTTGGAAGGCCTAAATGGTTCCAAGCGAACCACAATGAGTGTAATTTTAGAAAACACTCGCAAGCACTTAATGGAAAATGCAACAGCTGGTGCAACACAAGCCGGTAACGTAGCTACACTTAATCGTGTAATTCTACCAGTTATCCGTCGTGTAATGCCAACAGTTATTGCAAACGAAATCGTTGGCGTTCAGCCAATGACCGGTCCAGTAGCACAAATCCATACTCTACGTGTTCGTTACGCTGACACAGTTAGCGCAACAACTACAGCAGATGGAGCAACTGCAGGCGATGAGGCACTAAGCCCATTCCGTATTGCAACTGCATACTCTGGTAACAGCGCAACTAGCAAAGCTAGCAACACAGCTACCCTAGAAGGCGTACCAGGAAATCGTATCAACGTTCAGATCTTAAAACAGGTCGTAGAAGCCAAGACCCGTAAATTAAGCGCACGTTGGACATTTGAAGCAGCGCAAGATGCACAAGCTATGCATGGTTTAGATGTTGAAGCAGAAATTATGGCTGCTCTAGCACAAGAAATCACAGTTGAGATTGATCAGGAAATCCTAGCATCTCTACGTAGCCTAGCAGCAACTGAGTTCACATTCAACCAAGCTACCGTTAGCGGTACAGCTACATTCGTTGGTGATGAGCACGCCGCTTTAGCAGTATTGATCAACCGTGCAGCAAACTTGATCGCTCAGCGTACACGTCGTGGCGCAGGTAACTGGGCAGTTGTAAGTCCACAGACTTTAACTGTTCTACAGAGCGCAACAACTAGTGCATTTGCACGTACAACTGAAGGTACATTTGAAGCACCTACAAACACCAAGTTTGTTGGTACATTAAATGGCGCAATGCGTATCTATGTTGATACATATGCTAGCGACACAACTCCAGTTCTAGTTGGTTACAAAGGTTCGTCAGAAGCAGACGCAGCAGCGTTCTACTGCCCATACGTTCCTCTAATGAGTTCTGGCGTTGTTCTAGATCCAGCTACTTTTGAACCAGTAGTTGGCTTTATGACACGTTATGGCTACGTTGAGTTAACCAACACAGCTTCTTCTCTAGGTAATGCTGGTGATTACCTTGCAGAAATCGCTGTAAGCAACCTATCATTCCAATAATCTTAGGATTAGGAATCGTACAAAAAGCCCCATTAATGGGGCTTTTTTGTTTTATAGATAAATATCTTTATATATTTTTTTGGAGAAGAATTATGCCAAGTTTAGTTGGATCAACCATAGCAAGAAATTTTGAAAAAGCAGCAGAGAGCTCAATCCTAGGTACACGTCTACTTGATTTTTATAAAGTAGAAGCAGTGCATAGTGCAGCAGCAGTAGACTTTACTAAAGCAAATTTAGCAGGCACTGGTGTATATACTACAGCAGCTAGTCCTTTTGCTAAAGCAGTTATTGCACTACAAGGCTTTGTAGAATTGTACTACATTGCTACCCCAGGTACAGCAGGGTTTGTGTTTGCTGTAGCAGATGACACACAAAACGGTGCAGCAGTAGGGTCAAATGCAGATGGCACCACATTTGGTGCAGCTGAAGCAGCAATTAAGGCAGCTATTGGTGCAGACACTAGCGTAACTATTACAGCTATCACACCAGCTGGTGATGGATTATCAATAGCTTAATTTCTCGATCGGGATGGGAAGCAACTAAGGCACTGTAAAGTGCCTTTTTTGTTGGTCAAAAAATAAGCGACCGAAGTCGCTTATTCCAGTGCAGTGTGTGTTTTGTTGTATGTCTAACGTACAACAAGTATAATTATATACTATCACAACATACTTTACAAATATATAGGTAAATATTGTTGTTCATGTGAACTTGTGTGTAGCCAGCACACAGGCCTAGAACGCCACTTAAAGGAGAAACAAAATGGCAAAAGGTTTAAAAATCGCACACGAAAATTTCGCAGGCACATTCCCTGACCGTTCACAAGGCTCGCTGCACGATCAAAGCATTGGATCAGCTGTAGCCAATCTTGGTGGTGTTGGTGGAATTCCTCAGTGGATCACAATTGACGGTGTAAAAACTATTAAAGTACAATTCCGCGACAGCAGCGGTATTTTACACGCAAATGCTTACATCGTAAGACAAAAAGGATCCAAGAGCTTTTTGTGTGCTAACGCAGTTGGCGCAGTAGAAGGGCTAACACACTCAAATGCCAGTGTCACAACCTGCGTACTAACAGCAGGAACAGATGCAGCTAACGCAGTAGCAGCTACAGGATCAAGCGTATGCACGATTGTTGGATACGATACTAGTAGTGCAGCATTCTATGCTGGTCGTATTACTAACAAATACGTATACGATCAATCAAATAACAAGTATAGCTATCGTTCAGACGTTGCAGCTAACGCAACTTATGCAAACGTAATTGTACATTAATTTGAATGTTGTAATAAAAAGCAGCCTGAGGGCTGCTTTTTTTTGGCTAGAGCATTATTTTATTGTGCATAAATATAAAGAAACAGGATTCTACAATGAGCGTTACCAAACGAATTTACGGTGATTATAACCTAAGCACTAAGCTAGACCCCAATGCTAATGTTACTATAGCCACGCACACGGTCTACATTCAAGGTAACTTATTTGTAGGGGGCAATGCTACGTCAGTTACCAAAACAGATATTGAAATTTCTGATAACATAATTACTCTAAACAAAGGAGAAGTAGGTGCCGGTGTAACTCTGGGCCAAGCTGGTTTAGAAATAGATCGCGGAAGTTTGGCTAATGTAAGACTGCGCTGGAATGAAACATTTGATACCTGGCAAATTACATCAGACGGTTCTTTATACGGTAACATTTTGACCAGTACTGGTTCAGCAACTATTACATTGATCAGTGACACTGCACCACAGCTAGGCGGCAATCTAGATGTGTTGAGTAGAAATATCTTTAGCAGTAACACAGCCAATGTAAGATTTGACGACAACGTAGCGATACAATATACAACAGTAACTCCAACAACATTTCCAAACTATAATGTTGTTTTTGCTCAAACACCCAATAGCGGGGGAAGCGGATTACGTGTAACTAACACCACAGCTCAAAATCAAGAATTAGCGACGCAGCGTCGCAACGTAGTTTATAGTTTGGTACTTTAAGGATTTAAAATGGCAATCACTAGCACAGCATTAGATACAACAGCAGGGAATATTTTTGTTAGTACCGGGGCTAACGGCGATGCAGTTACTACTATGTATTTTTGTAATCGTACCGCATCAGCAACGGCATTTAATTTACATTTGGTTCCTGCAGGAGGCACTGCTAATGTTAATAACATTGCTTATAGTAATAAACTTGTTACTTCAGGCGATACCTATATCATTGATTGGGAAAAATTAGTATTAGGTGCCGGCGACATGATTCAAGCCAGTGCAAATACAGCCAACGCAATTGTGGCTTCAGTAAGTACAATAGGTGTTTGATCGATGGGACGTTATCTTAAAAACACACAGTTAGAAGGCGGCAGTTACGCTATTCAGCTACCACTGGGTAGCAGTTCAATTGGACCAGATGTACCAGTTGATGGGCATTTTCGTTACAATCAAACCAATAGCAGAATTGAATTCTATGTCAACGGCGCATGGCGCCAAGTTGCTAAAATTGGTAACGTGGCTATTGTTGTCGATGACCTGGTGGGTGACGGAACATCCACTGGATTTACAATGAGTCAAGCCGAAACAGATGCAACTGCCGTTGTTGTCACAATAGGCGGTGTTTACCAGCTACCAGGAACTTCGTACACTGTAAGCGGAACAACAATTTCATTTACTAGCCCACCTCCGGCACCCAGCTTGCCATCCAGCCCGAACAGGATTAACATAGTCCACAATCTAAACAGCACTGACGCTGTTTACTAAGGAATAACATGGCGATTGGGCGCATATCCGGACCAATGCTATACAGCAACCTTGAAAGACAAGGTGTTGATTTAGCTGTCGAAGGAAATTTACTTTACGTAGACGTTACACAAAGCCGAATTGGTGTAAAAACGTCCTCGCCTGATGCTGAACTTCAAGTAGTTGGCCAATCTCACTTAGGAAATATCGTTGTTACTGGTAATGTCATTTCTTCGACTACCGGACACGTAAATCTTGGAAGCACAGCCAATGTTGTTATAACAGGCGGTTCCGCAGATTATGTATTGGTAACCGATGGAACCGGCAATTTACGTTGGGACGAAATAAGCAACCTAGATCAAACTTGGGGTAATTTATTCTTCAGCGGCAATCAAATTAGTATTACTGAGATCAATGGTAATCTTGAATTAGCTGCTAATGGTAGTGGTTATGTTGTAGCATTGAACAACCTATATGCTCCAAACGTTATTGCCGGTAACGTTGATGCTGTATATTTTAACGGAAACATTAGGTCTGCAGAAATTGTGGCCGCCGGCAACATCACTGCACCAAACGTTGAATCTACATTCTACGGAAATTTATTTGGTAATGTTTTTGGGACAAATAGTACATTCACTGGTAATGTTGCTGCTGATTATTTTAATGGTAACGTAAGATCTAATAATATTATTGCCACTGGTAACGTAGCGGCACAGTATTTTGTTGGCGACCTTTCTGGCAACATAGTAGGTGCATTACAAGGTAATGTAACAGGAAACATATCTGGTAGTAATGCAGTATTCACTGGCAATATTTCCGCTAATTGGTTCAATGGTAATATTACAGGTAGTAGTAGTAATTTTACCACAGCCAATGCCGCTGCATTTTATGGAAACATCTTTGCACAACAAGTTACTAGTTCTGCGGGTGATTTGCATCTAAGTGCCGCCACAGACAATCCCAATAACATAATCAGATTTGACAGTGTCAGTGCCTTTGATATTCCCAGTGGAACTACAGATCAAAGGCCGCCAACACCCGATTATGGTTACGTAAGATACAATACTGATCTAGGTACCATTGAATGGTGGGGTGGTAGTACCTGGGTTCCAGGATCTAACTTGATTGTTAGCGAAAATATTACTCCGGATGGTGTCAATGCTGTTTACACGCTAGGACAGACCACTGTAGAAAATGCTATATTAGTTAACATCAACGGTACTATTCAGCAAGCCGGTGCCGGCGCATACTCGGTCGCTGGTAATCAAATTACATTTGCCGAAGTCCCACTGGTAACTGATATTATTGAAATTAGATACATTGCTGGTGGTGTTGCGGCGCTGACAGTGAACTTTGCGAATATAGCAGGAAACGTTAGTCCAAGTGCAAATGTCACATACGACTTGGGATCGCCTAACTATAGATGGCGTGACTTATGGTTGAGCGGGAACACAATTAATTTAGGATCAGCTAGCCTAAGCGCGGTGGGCAATACTATTCAATTGCCTGCTGGATCAACAGTTGGCGGTGCAAATGTTGATGTCACATCAATTAATGCAAATATAGCAGCGGCCAATGCAGCAATTATTACTGCTAATACAGCAATGAAGAATTATGTGGATCAAGGGCTAGCAGATGCATTGTTTGTTGCTGGTAGTTATGGTAATGCTGTAGTATCAGAGTATTTGTATTTTGACCCTCTAATTAATTCTATTAGAGCAAATCTAGGTGCTTACCAAACGTATGCTAATGCCAATGTAGTAGCAATACAGGCAAACTTAGATGCGTATCAAACATATGCCAATGCAAATGTTGTAGCAATTCAAGCAAACCTTGGTGCATACCAAACGTATGCCAATGCGAACGTTACAGTTATTCAAGCCAACCTAGGTGCTTATCAAGTCTACGCTAATGCTAATCTTACAGCTATACGAGGTAATCTAGGCACCGTCGCCGCTAATGTAGATCTGTTGTTTGCTAACGCACAGAGTCAACAAACGTTTCTTAATAATCTTTCCAACAGTGCGACAGTCAATGATCAGGACCTGAGAGCCAATATTGGAAGATTTTACACCTATGCCAACACTAAAATTGGTACAAACACTAACAGTAATTTGGTAGTTACTTCTACACAGAATGCAGACTCTCTTGTTTCAGGTGCACTAGTAGTCAGAGGCGGATTAGGGGTAGGAAACAGGATCTATACCAACGATCTTGTAGTTCTAAATGAATCTTGGATAGCCGGTGTGGGAACGATTGTAACAACCAAGGCTGGCAATGAATATCAAGATGTTGGAATTACCACTACAGATGTTGACCTAACTAGTTTTTTTACACAATCATCAAATGTATATCATTTTATAAAAATAACAGTGCAAGGTCAATATATCCCTAACCCTGAGGTTATTACTACACAGTCAAGACTATTAAAGTCTTGGTCTGCTGGGGTGTGGTTTAACGAAAGCACCGGATTTTGGGTAATAGAAGGCGAAGCTATAGCACATACGGTATTAAATACTGATGTATCTAGCTTTCCAGCAGGCACTGCTGCTGCTGGCAAGGCGTTTTTAACTGGGGAAGGTAGTAATGCCATTGCACTCCGATTTAACAATAGAACAAGTCCTGCTGTAAATTCTACTACATATTGGGCTTACAAACTGGAAATTATAAGATTTTAAACATGTTAAAGTATAATTTTAATTACAAAAATTTGCAAATTATAATATTTGTTGACGAGAAGTCTTATCAAGAGAATCCTTTTTTTCAAATCAACATTTTAAATCCAAATAAATCAGATCATACTGTTTCTAGTAAAATTCCTGCTGATCCCACTGTGAACATTTTAGTAGAAGCCGATGTAATCACAGCAGTACAATCGTGGGATCAACTTGACGCTGCTATAGAATCAGCAGCAAAAATCTTCCAAAATATCCCAGTTGATTCTGAGTAACTCCAATATCCTTTAGTTTTGGTAAATAGTGTTATTACTATTAGAAACCTAAGGACGTTATAATGGCCGTTACAAGAATTAAGAATAATCAGATCACTGATAATACAATTGAGTTTCAAAAAATCAAAGACGGCACGCTGGTTGGCGCCAAATTTAATTCAAATCTTACCTTAAATTCCAATATCAGCATCGTTGGTAACTTGACAGTTACTGGTAATACTACCACAGTCAACAGCATTAACACAGTAGTTAATGATCCTTTAATTGTTTTTAACAACGGTTATTCGGGTGTTCCTTCTTATGATGTTGGTATTCTAGTAGATAGAGATTTATCTGCATTAGGAACATACGGTAGTTTAAACACAGCCTGGGTTTGGAGCGAAGCCGACGGCGCCTTTATTGGCGTTCTTACAACAGAAACGGGCGAAACTCTAGGACAGATTAATAGAAGTTTTTTTGCTAACGTCAAAGTTGGCAATGTATTAGCAACTACTGGTAACTTAGGCAGTTTATTAGTTGGCCAAACTATAGCTAGCGGTAACATTGTTGCTGCATCAGGGCAAAATGCCACAAACTATACCACCGGTGCTATTGTGGTGCCAGGCGGGGGTGGAGTTGGTATCACTGGAGATCTTTGGGTACAAGGACCAAGCACATTTGCAGGAAACATTGTAGCTGGTAACATTGTTCTTAGCGGCAATATCAATGTTCCAGTTGGTGGTACATTCAGTAACACTGGTGTTTTCTTTGGTAACGCAGGTGGCATTGGTGCATTGTATGCTGGTACA